CTGACTCCGGTCAGCAGGATATAGTCGGCTATGGCAATATGATTGCGAATCTTGCGAGAGCCGACACGCTTCACGAGTCACAATATCCTGGCATTGATTCGATGCTTGGCTTGCCGGAACGTGATTTCGAGTCTCAGCTGGAGGAATCAAGGGCCGAGAGAGAAGCGCAAGCAGACAAGTTTCAGATGTTTCGAGGGATTGCACCGGTAGACACAAATGTCGTTGATTAGTCGGTTCAAAACGTCGAAAAAAGTAGATGTCGTAAAAACATCGAATCAATTCAAGGCGAAGTTGCTCAGGGATAACGATAAAGCTGTTAAGGAGATTAGCAAGCGTTATCTGCAAGCGTGGCGGAGGCTGAAAGTCCAAGCGAATGCGCTTACGAAGCAGATTGTCGAAGCTCAAAAAAGCGGCGAACCGGTAGGTGCATCATGGTTATTTAGGCAGCAGCGATATTACGATCTGATGCTGGCCCTTGAGGTTGAGCTTAGGCAGTATGGAGTTTATGTTGCCGGAGTCGTGCTCACCCAACAGCAGTTAGGTTTGACGCTTGGGCTGGAATCATCCAAAAAGCTCGCATTGATGCAGGTGCGGTACGGAGTGCAATGGAATCAACCATCACTTGCAGCGATGAGGGGCCTGACAGGATTTCTTGCAGACGGAACGCCACTTACCTATAAGTTTGCCGGACTATCGGCTGAGATTTCCGACGGAATTAAAGAGGTTTTGACTTCCGGACTTGCCGAGGGCTGGAATCCTGTCAAGATAGCCGCTGAGATCAATAACGGCTTCGCGGGCGGGCTGACAAACGCCGTTACGACCTGCCGAACTGAGGTCATGAGGGCTTACAGGACAGCAAGCCATGAGAATTATAGAGCGAATAGCGATATTGTACGGGGTTGGATTCGATTATCGTCTCAAACTGCGCGGTCATGTAGTGCTTGCTTGGCTCTTGATGGCACGTGGTATACGCTAGACGAACCGTTAATCGACCATCCAAATGGGCTTTGTGTGGCATTGCCTCAGACACGTAGCTGGGCTGAAATCTCACCATCCGGCAAGGCTTCTGGAATTAAAGAAACATCAGCGCAGCCGTGGAATTCTGAGGATATATTTGAGAAGCTCTCGGATGCTGAACAATTGAAAGTGCTTGGACCTGGCAGGTTTCAACTTTATCGGGAGGGCAAGATCGGCATAAAGGATATGGCAGTCTTGCAGAAATCGGCAATCTGGGGCGATCATTATAGGCCGAAGACGCTGAAGGAATTGACTGCGGAGGGGAAAGTATAAACCAAAACCATACACCAAAACCGAATACAAAATCATCTAAAGCCTTCCGGCTAAAACCGGAGGGCTTTTTTATTGCCCGAATCAAATCCCGGCATTCGCTGGAGGAAGGCAGGTTTTATGGAAATCAAAGCGCTTACATATCAGGATAAGAAGACGATCCTAGCGGCTGCGCTTAGCATCCGTGAGTGGAATATAGACGATCTGACCGATGATACAGTCTATTATTCCACTGAGACCACAACTGGATCGGTGCGAGGAACATACAAGTGCACCTATTCAATCACCAATGGCGCAACCGGTCAGAACGTCACGCTTGGCGCTCCTTCGCAGGTTGTAAAACGAACGATTTATGAGCCGCTTGTCATTGTCGGGCAGTTCTCGCTCGATCAAGGGGGAGCCGAGTTCTCCGATGACGGTCTTGTCATACGCACCGGCAAAGTATTTGAGGCGGGCGATTATCCTGATAAGGGTTTTTCCATAACCGAGGAAGAGCTTGCGGACGCCGCCGTGAATTTCTCGCCGGTCAATAACGACCTTGAGCATCAGAGTACTATCCTGGACGGCAAACTCGGTCAACTCACGGCAGTTGAGGCCAAAGGGACATCACTTTTCGGCACGGTCAAGATTCCCAAGTGGCTAAATGACCAACTGGGATCCGATCCGCTCAAAGTATCGCTTGCTTGGGCGCGAAATACAAAGCAAATCATCAAAAATGCGCTTGTTCTCAATCCTCGTATTGAGGACGCGCAGCTTGTAGCCGCCTTCACAGCGGCCAATTCCAACACAGGAGGTGTCAAATTGTCTGACACAAAGAAACCGAGCCTCATGGATAGGCTGAAGGCGGCATTCTCGAAAGGGAGCTTGCCTGATGTCGAGGAGGCTGAACTCGATCAGATCAAGATGTCTGATGACGCAAAGCCGGATACAAAACCGGATGCGGAACCCAAAAAGGAAGAGTCGAAAGAATCTTCTGCTGACTTCACCACAGTAAGGGCTGAGAATGACGGACTCCGCGCCGCCATGCTCGCTACTAAAGCTACGGAGTTTGCCGACAAATGCATTGCTGATTGTAAGGCATTTCCGGCTGAACGCGATCTGCTTATCGCTCAGTTCAAGCTCGCCGCACAAGACGACAATGCAGGAGTGGCCTGCTTCTCCGTAACAGGAGAACTGAATGAGGGCGAGCGGCTGAAGCTCTTGCGTGATACGGTTTCGGCAAGGCCGACTCACAATCTGACTAATGAGCAGATTGCGGGAGCCGCCGAGGGAGGGCAAGTAATTGTCTTCGCGGGCGGCACTACTGCCGCAGGCGACGCGGATACCCCGACCCCAGCAGGGAAGCCTATTTCCGCCGCTCGGCGGAAGAAACTCGGAATCGAAGAAAAGGGGGACAAGTAAATGCCTGTCAATCCTGTAGATATCTACAGTAATGCAAAACTTGAAGCGCTTGCGGGGTTTCCGCAAGTAGTAGATGCCGTGGCGCTCATGCCGAATACGACATACGAAAAAGGTACTATCCTCGGTCAGGTGTCGGCGGCGAGCACGAGCCAGATACAGACGCTTAACTGGTCCGGCGCAGGCGATGTGCCCACGGGCGGCACGTTCATACTCAAAATCACCGGTATAGACGGCGGAACATTCTCGACCGCTGCGCTCGCTTACAATATCTCGAACGCGAATCTCAAAATCGCGATCGAGGCGTTACTGGAGGCTGCCGGTTATGCCGGGGCAACCGTAACAATCGCCGGCGGCGCATGTCCTGTCGATGTGACCGTGACATTTGGCGGAACCTCCGCTTACTGGGATATGCCGGTTATGACTTATGACATAACCTCGATCACCAGTTCGGGCACGGCGACGCTTGCAATCACGGCTACAACCGCCGGTAATCGTATTGGGTTGTTTGGCCCCTACGTCGGCACGAAGCTTGCCAGTCCAACTGCTGGGCCGACAGCGACCTCGGCAGCGACTGGAAGTTTACCCTTACTCGGTCAGTTTGTTGTCACATACACGCACTTGACCGATCAGGGCGAGTCA